GTCCAGTTGGACCAGCAGACCCTGCTGAACCACTAGGACCAGTAGGTCCTGTAGGTCCTGTAGGACCTGTACCCCCATCACTACCATCGCTTCCTGACGGACCAGTTGGACCTGTTGGGCCAGTTGGACCTGCTGGACCTGCAGGACCTGTAGAACCATCATTACCGTCACTTCCTGCAGGACCTGCTGGACCTGCAGGACCTGCTGGACCTGTACTTCCTGCAGGACCTGTGGGTCCTGTTGCACCTCTTAAATCTGCTGTAACAAAACCTAAACCATCATCTGAAGTAAACGTGATTTTACCAGTCGACGGAGCGTATGAGCCTCCAGTGAAACCATCACCTGTTGGACCTGTAGGTCCTGTTGGTCCCGTACTTCCTGCTGGACCTGTACTTCCTGCTGGACCTGCTGGACCCGTAGGACCAGTTGAACCATCTGCACCATCTGAGCCATCTGAACCACTTGGCCCTGCAGGACCAGTAGGGCCTGTCGGACCAGTTGAACCTGCAGGACCAGTTGGTCCAGCAACAGTTGAATCAGCGCCAGTAGGTCCTGTAGGACCTGTAGGCCCAGTTGGACCAGTAGAACCAGTAGGGCCAATTGGTCCTGTTGCTCCTCGCAAATCTCCAGTTAAAAAACCAAGACCATCATTACTTGTAAAAGTTACTTTACCATTTGATGAATTATATGAACCACCTGTAAAACCATCACCAGTAGGGCCAGTAGGACCAGTAGGGCCAGTAGAACCAGCAGGTCCTGCAGGTCCTGTAGGTCCTGTTGGGCCTGTTGAACCATCATTACCATCCGCACCAGCAGGACCAGTAGGGCCAGTAGAGCCTGTCAGTCCTGTAGGCCCAGTCGGTCCAGTAGGACCTGTTGAGCCGTCATTGCCATCTGCACCAGCAGGTCCTGTAGGCCCAGTAGGACCAGTTGGTCCTGTCAATCCTGTTGGGCCAGTTGGTCCTGCAACAGTACTATCTGCTCCTGTTGGTCCAGTTGGTCCAGTTGGACCTGTCGGTCCTGTAGGTCCTGTTGAACCAGTAGCACCAGTAGGTATTGTAAAATCAAATGTTGCCGATGATGATGAACCAGAATTAGTAACAGATGCACTACTACCAGCAGGACCTGTTGTCGTAGAGCCAACAGCAATAGTTGCCGCAGAACCTGTTGGACCAGTTGGGCCTGTTGAACCAGTGTTACCTGTCGGACCAGTAGGTCCAGTAGGTCCTGTATTACCTGTTGGTCCAGTAGGCCCTGTTGGACCAGTTGGTCCAGCTACTGTAGAGTCTGCTCCTGTTGGACCAGTAGGACCTGTAGAACCTGTTGGCCCAGTTGGGCCAGATGGACCTGTTGGTCCAGCAGGACCAGTTGGCCCTGTAGGTCCAGCTACAGTTGAATCTGCTCCTGTAGGACCAGTTGGCCCTGTGGGTCCTGTGACTCCAGTATTACCTCTAGGTATTGTAAATAAAAATGTATTGGTATTTGCTGTATAACTTACAGATGCACTTGTTCCTGCATTACCAGTAGCAGTTGTCATTGAAGCATTATCTAATGATGGCTTTGCTTCTGGAACACCAGTAGAACTAAATCCTAATACTTTGTCTGCTCTTGCAGATGCAAGTGGCAATAATGTACTTATCTCTGTATCGTGGTCAACAAGTCTTAATGATCGTGTAGCTGTATCATCTACATCTGCTGACAAATACAAAAATGTATCTAAGTCTGTATTTAATTGTGAAATATCAAATGCGCCTGTAGATGGAAAATCTGTTGTACGTGCTAATGCTGTATTGCGTAATATAACAACAGAAGAACCACCAGTTGCGCCTGTAACAGATTTTGTAATAGTTCCTGTTGAACCACTACCACCAGATACTTCACTCGAACTAAGTGAAGTTAATGTACCATCTACATAAAAAAGTAATTCTGTATGACTATTAAATTCAAAAGTTACGGCAAAAGTAGTCTGTGTTACACCTTGCGATACTGTGTAATGTTTTCTTGGTATATTGTTACCTGATGAAATAGTCATATAATTTTCCTATCATGTATAAAACAAATACTCAATGTACATTTAATATCTATATCTCTCACCAACCATCATGTCTTTAACATCACCTCTTACAAGAGGATGACCTATAAATGGCATACTATAAAATAATTCTTCATTACCTTCTTCTATATCGCCACTAAGATAAGCACTCATAGCTCTATAGTAAGATAAAGCTAGACCTGTTGGCGCACCAAAAGGCTCTGTTAAACCATCAGCCATTCTTTGGTCTTCATCAGGATTTAAATACTTTGGTGATAAAGGTAAGAACTCTGGGTCAGCACCAAAGTTTGCCGCCATAGATAAGCCCATATAACCAAGCTCAGAATACACACCTAACAAACCAGAAAAGTCTATAATACGTGCTGTTTCATCAAGAGTTGTTCTATATGGTTTACCAAGGAAACTTTTATTACCTTTAAGTTTTTCTCTAATTTCAAGTGATAGATAGGCAAGTCCTAATATTGCCAATGCTCCTTGCAATCTAAATTTTCTATTAGGATCTCTTATTGCACCAAGTATTTTATTGTTTGCACCAAATGCAAAATTCATAAATGTAAATGGTACAGTCATAAGCTGACTTTCAACACGTACCATTTTTACACTACCAGAAGAAACCTTCTCATCTATTGCAAATAACCTTGGATAGATAGCTCTCATAGATGCAAAGAATGGATTGTCTTTTATGTATGTTACGCCATCTGCTATTAAAGGTTTATCAAATGCCTGACCATAAACAATAGTATTGTTAGCATGAGCCGCAGTAGCAGATTGATATTGTTTTAAAAACTCTCTTTGTTGAGGTGTATTAATAGCCCAGTCATCTGTATTAGCTAATTCAAGACTAGAAGTAGAACTTTTTTGTGTTGGTACATCTGCAAGGTATCTTGCTAATTCATCACTTATTCCATATCGATAAAGATATTCTCTATCAAATTTATCTATTGTACCATCTCTTAATCTTCTTGCAGACTTTATAAACTTATCATTGATAAGCATATGGTCTAAAAACTTAGCATACACAGTCATAGGACCAAGACCATTAACTGTATAAAAAAACTGATTACCTGCTTGTTGAAATCTTTCTAGTTTATTTGGCTGATACCTTCTAAGAGAATCGTTCAGCATTTTTCTGACTGCAAAGTTTTTAGCAACATCAAGACCTTCACCAATACCTCGCATATTAGCTTTCGATAAATTACTAAAGTTAGCATCTGTCATAGCTGTAAGACCAGCTTCTAAATACTTTTGTGTACCATGAGCAAAAACCATATTGGCATGGTCTGTCATAGCCGCTACACCTGATAATGGAAGATAAACCCAGCCTGTCCATGACTTTGCTACTTGAACAATTTGATTATCTAATCTATCTGGGTTTCTAATAATAGAACCCATCAACCTGTCATACTCACCTGCAACAGCTTGTTTATGTTTAGATATTTTTTTATCTGAAAGTTTTGCTTTACGTCCTTCTAACTCAACTGTATCAAGCAAATCATCTATTGAATTAGAGCCAAACTTTCTTTTAAATTCTATACGCAAACCCATACGTTCAGCATATGTGTAAATAGTTTCTATACTTAAATCCATATAGTCAGATACCATCCACTCATCTACATCTGTTTTACGATGCATCATATGTTTTACACGACCTTGTTTACCACCTCTAGAGATACCAAGTTCTTCTGCATCCTCTTCCATTATTCTAGATAATGTTGTTTCTGCTGTTTCTCTTGGATTCTTTGCGCCTTGTTGTTGGTAATGTTGTTCAAATATTTTTGTTAATTCTTCTCTTTGACTATTATCTTTGAGAAGAATTTTATTATAAAATATTGGAAACATATAAGACTTACGAGTAGGACTATCTAACATAAATCTTAAATCTTCTATTCTATCTCTGAGCTTATTTATTTCTAAATCAAGGTCACTTTCAAACTTACGTTGCTTAGATGTAAGTCCTTGAGTTTTTCTTTCAGTTGCTTCGAGGCTTGCAAGTTGTTCAGACTTTGCAGCGATTTGATTTTCTAATGCAACAATCTGGCTTTTTATATCAGCATCATTTAAAAAACCTTCCAGCTTTACATCTCTTGCATTGATATCCATATCATCAAAAAAACTTTTTATTTCTACAAATGCCTGTTTTTCAGTATCAGATGCTTCAGCTAATATTCTTTTACCTTTTGTTGGGTGGGAAGTAAGAATATATTTTTTTACTGTTTCTTTATAAAACTCATCGAACTCTCTGCTAAAAGGTTTAGCAACATAAGCTCCAAATATTTGTGTTGCTTTTGCATTTCCTTTAGTTGCTTGAGCATGTAAGTCACGCATTCTTTCTTCATGTTTTCTTGCAAGACCACGATAGATTGCCGCTCTTTGTGAGACAGATTGCCCTAATGATTGTGTTCTTTGTCCTTGCAATGGAATAGAAGAATTATAGGTCATACCAGCTAATATCTTTTTAACAACTGGTGATGCATCAGGGTCATTCATTACTCTATAAGCAGGTGATGCTAGTGGATTTCCAAACACAGGGTCGAAGTCACCACCTGTTTGTTTAACATAATCTACATCACCCTTTACAAAGCCTATAGCCTTCCTAGAAGACGCTTTAGCAAAAGGTAGCAAGTTATCAGCACCAAGTTTAACAACACCGCCTGTAAGGGCTGATAGAGCTGTTGTAGCCGCTACATTAAAAGCAGATTCATTTTCTGCTTCAGCAACAGCAAAAGGTGCTCTTCGTAATTCAGAGGCTACACCAAACCCTGCGCCTATTGCACCAAACTTTAAAGCTGATTTACTTATAGTTGTACCCAGTTTTATATTGCCAATAATAGGAATAAACGTTGTTAGAAATAATGGATCGCCTAAAATACCTGCCGCTAACTGCGCTGTTAAAGGCGCATTACCTGCTGTTAAATCTCTATCTAATGCTTTACGTACTCTCTTTTTTAGAAAGTCATAATGCATAGGCGTTTTTGCATGAATTAAATCTGGATAGTAAGGCAGTAATCCATCATCAATTATGTCTTGCACAACATCATATTTAACATCTATTTCTGAATCGCCAAACAAACGATGCTCTTGCAAAGTTTCTAATAAAGGCATGTTTATTTCAGCAACAGATGCTTTAAATCCATCAACCCAAGATTGTTCTGGATTCATCATCATATCATTTGGAACAGTTATAAATAACTCATCTCTGCCATAGTTATATGTAACTGGTGGTTTTTTTACTTTTGTATTTTGAATATTATTTTTTATCTGTGGATTGTTCTCAATCACAGGTACAGGTTTTGTAACTACAGGTTCTTGAGTTACACGATTCGATAATATATCTAGGTTAGTCTCTGCTTGCACAGGTTTATTTATAATATCTGGAACAAAACTTGGGTCAGCTTCTGATGTACCAGTAAAACGCATACTACCAACTGGCATTGGCGCATCTGGTAAAGGTGGTCTTGTTTGTTGTTTTCTTTCAGTTATAATTTCTGGTTGCGCTTCTGATGTGCCAACAAATTTAGGATCACCAACAGGTTTCATTGTTTCTGGTACTGGTGGTCTTACTGTACCTGTTGCAGATTCTGCGAATGTTAAACTTTCAAGTGTATCATCTCTAGCCTGTTTAGCTATATCAATAGCTCTAGGCTGTCTGTCAGTTGTATTAGCAAGTGTTAGTTTAGGTTTAACTTCATCTAAAGATGATACAACACCAGAATCAAATAAGACTTTAAAAACTCTATTGTCTAAGCCTCTAACAGGTTTTCCGTCAACAACTCTTCTAGATTCGTTTATAACAGCAGTTCTATTATCTGAGGTTGGAAAGCTTTGAAAAGTATTTAAGTTTTTAGCAAGACCAGAATAATTAACACCAGTATTAAACTTAGCATCAAGAACAATAGCCTGATACTCTGGTTTTAATTGTGTAAAATTATCTCCAATAGATTTAGTTAAATTTGTAAAGTCTTGTTCTGCTCTTACTCTTGCTATTTTTTCAGCGTCATTCACAGATGTATTTTTATCTAATGTAACACCAATTAATTTTGCAATAGATTGATTTTGACGATTGCCAATAACAATACCCAAAGGTGCAGTTTCAATTCCTGTTATATCTTTATGGTAAAACGTACCTTCATATTCTGGTAATCTTCCTAGGAATATATCGATTGCTCTTGAAGACATTAATACTCGCTCTGACGTTTTTCAAACATTTCTTGTTGTGCAGGTGTAAGCGCTTTAGTAGCAGAAGGTATAATTATTTCCATATCCTTACGTTCTTGAGCTTCTTCTAAAATAGCTTGAGGTCCAGCCATATATAAATCTCTTGCTTTTTTAGCTTCTTCTATAAGTTCAAGCTGTTTTTGATTTTTTTCCCTCATTCTTTCTTTTAGAATTACATCTGTTGAAATCATTGCATACTGACCATCTTCATATAATAAAGCTCTGCCATTTTTATCAGTAAGAAAATAACGAGGAAAAATATCTCCCATTGCTTCATCAGCAACAAGAAAAACATCTTCTCCTATTTTTTTATCTTCAATATTTATTTTATTTAGAACAGAATTAATTTCTTTATCTAATGTTTGTAATTCATCTGATAGGAAATTACGCTCTGGTGCAAAGCGTGAACGACCTGCCATATATTTGGAATTTACAAATAGCTTTTTATTTGCTTTTAAAATTTCTTCAGCTTTGTCTCGACCATGTATAATAAGAAGCTCATCTGCAAATAATCTAAAGTATTCTCTTTCTTCAGCACTTGCATCATTATCTAAAGCTTTCTTCAAAAAATTCTCATATTCATATGTAGCTCTTGCATTTTCTGGAACATTCAATGCAGATTTTAATCTGTCTGACTTCTCTACAGCTGTCATGTTTTCAAACTTAGTAAGGCTTTCTAAAAACTGAGGTAATGTCTCAGGTTTTATAGAACCTTTATACGCATCTAGAGTTCTCATAAATGTATGATTCTTTTGAGAAAGACCCCTTGATTGAGTTATTTGCACAAGGTTTCCTGTATCGTCTCTTATAAATGTTCTTGTTGCTTGATTGTAAATATCAAGAGCAATATTTAAATACTCTGGGCTGTTAACTGCAATATCTGCAATGCCTTCTGGTGTAAATACATTAGATATCTGAGATGGTAATTGACTATTACTTCTAATTAATAAACCTACAGCAGAATCAGTTAAGCTTAGATTATTTGTATCTGGGTTAAATGGAAAATGTAGAGCCATGTTTGATGTAATATCAAATGAAGATTGTATATTAACATGCTCTAAATAATCTTTTGCATCACCTGCATTCAACGAACCCCCAGCCTTCATATAGTTTGTTTGTTCTTGAAAAAGAATTTTGCTTGAATTTGCACTTAATTCTTCAGATAATGTTCCTTGGTCAACTGCAAGTTTTGATGCTATGGCATCTGCATTTGTTCTTGAAATATTATTTCTATCTACAAACGAATCATTAAAACCTATTTTAGCTAATGTTGATTTAATATTCTCTGGTATGGGTGTTTGAGATACAGAACCATTACGCAAAGCTAAATTCATATAATTTAAAAGACTTAGTTTTTGTTCTGCAAATCTAGCAGGTGATAGCTCTTGTAAAACATTATTTCCTCTTGATACAAACCTATCTACTAATGCAGAATTAACTTCTAATTCTAATTTACTTAATTGAGTAATTACAAATGTCGAAGGTATTTTTTCTGGATATTCTTCAGCTATTGCATAAATATTTTCTTCAATCGTTGTTTGACCTGCAATAATTGTAGCAATATTTGCTTCATTTGCCGCAATAATATCAGCACTTAATTCACCAATATTATTATCAAGATTTGTTATTTCAAAATTAAAATCTCTATCTTCTTGCTTATTTAATTCTTTAATAAATAAATCATTATAATTATCTTCTTGAAGTGAGCCTCCCAAATCTTGAATAACACCTAAATATTCTGGATTTAATTTAGCTTGCTGGTCAATATAATTACCCATTAATTTTTTAAATTCTTCTGGGTCTTCTATTCCACTTCTTCTTATACTTTGTGCTTTTCTTTTAAGGCTTTCACCTATAGCAATCGTAAATCTTTTTCGTAATAAAGGCTCTGCTGTTTCTGTTGCTATTTTAGAAAAAGAATTAGGTACTTTTTGTATTGTTACATTTTGGTCTTTATCTAAGGTGCGTACGTTCTCAGCAAACTGTGTGCCTTTTTTTTCTTCAGATTCTACTGCTCGGTCATAGAATAGGTTTGTTAAATTACCAAATAGTTGTGCAGTAGCCTGTGCAGATTGCACACCTGCTGTTGAAGGAGTTACAACACCAATTGGTTTATTAAATACAGATTGGGGATTATATACTTTTATCTCAGCCATTATCCAATATCACTTAGTTTCATTGCGCCACTTAGCATTGTTTGAAAACCTGCAATGCGTCCTTGATATAAAGCAGATTCAGCAGAAAATCTTGCATCAGCAGATGCAAAACGAGAACGAGATTGCTGAAATAAATTTTGTGTTTTTGCTCTTCTTAATTCATCTATACTCTTTTCTCTAGAAGCTTTTAAAATAGCATTATAACTTCTATCAGAAGTTGTTCTATTATTAGCGGCTCTTGCAACACTTGCTTGTCTTATAAAGGAATTAAAGGCATCAACACGCGCATTATGTTCTTGTAATCCTTGTAACCTTTGGAAGTCAGCATTTTGCTCATATTGAGCGGCAAGAGATTTTTGTCTATATGCTTCTGCTCGTGCCGCCTGACTTTGAGATTGCATTTGCAAAAAAGTTGAAGCAACTATTAAAGGAGTAAATGGACTCATCAGAATGCTACCTCTACAACTATACCATCAACCTGACAAGGAAGAGATTTATCTTGTGTAATCTCAACTTTAGGGTCTTTGGTCACACCTCTTACAAAAAATTCTTTTCTTTCAGATACAGCAATAATTCCTTGCGCTGGACTATTATTTACATATTTAGGCAACATCTTTGTTCCATTTATAACAACACTTTTTGTATCTTGTAAGTCAGCAACAACTTTTGTAATTCGTCTTGGTCTTCCAGTCAATGGACCTCCTTGTACAAGAGCATCAAGACTTTGTGTTTTTGCTGTTGCTGTAAATGGAAACCCAATATAACCACCAGAATAATCAACGCTATAATCACCAACATCTATTTTACCAGAAGACAAAGTATATTCATCAAGTAAAATATTTGTTGATGTAAACATGGCTACTTTCGAAGTACCTGCATTTGGAAACTGTGCTGATGATTTACTAGCAAGGTATGTTCCTGCTGTACTATCATTTACCATATGTGGAGATGCACAATGTTCTGCATTAACAGCATTTGTAAATTCTTCTAATACAAATCTTTTTGTAGTATCGGAACGCCTGTTACACGCAACAAACAATCGATTGCCAAGAACACAAATAGATTGCATATACCCAAAATCTGTTGCCCATCTTACCCAACCAGCCCTTCTATCTCCTCTTATTTGATAATAAACAAGCAACTCTGTATTTGTAAAATCAACACTATCAGACTTACTTCTCATTAAAAATAAATAAGAACCAGATTGATTCAATCCACCTTTAAGTACAGCAGACTGATACACATTGGTTGTCATATGTGAAGACAACAATGATATTGGATTTGAAACATATGCACCCTCTGTATCAGAATACACATAGTCTCGTATTGTTTTGCCATCTGCTTGTGCAAATATAGATACGCCATCAAAAGGTAATGGTTTTGTAAAACCTGTACCAAAAGGTGTTTGTGAAGATATCTTTGCATTAGCTGGTGTTACTGCTTGGTCTGTAAACGCAGGAACAAAAAACTCAAATGAAGATGCAAAAATTTGTAAGTCTCTATTACTTACTAAATGACGTATTTGTGATTGAGTTCCAATATTTGCTTCAATATCTAAAGCATCATCATCTTCACCATCTCCAATATCAAAGTTAAAATATAATCCAGTTCGAGAACCCCAGATACCTAATGGTTGTGATGGTGAACCAGCAAACCAAAGTCTATCTTCATGGAATGTAACAGCTTGAGGATATCCTCTATAAGCAGAATAAGATTGTTCAAACCAGTTTGTTGTAGAAGCAGTTCCAGAAATAGTAGGAGAACCACCACCATCTACTGTAGAAGATGCGGCCGCACCTGCGGTAAACTTATAAGTATTTTCATCTATTACTTCAGAAATAGTTCTTGTACCATTTATATTGCCAGAACTTATTCCGCCAACACCACCAGCGTCAGATATAACAATAGAAGCTCCTGCTTGTAATCCATGAAGTGCATGTGTTACTTCAACCTTACTTGACCCATTAGCAGTTTTCAAAGCATCTCTATCTAATTGAAAAGTTAAATTTCCTTGCAAAGAAGCTGTTACATTTTTTGCATTAGTAAATGCTGTAATTAAGGCTTCTGTTTGACCAATCAAAAGAGTTATTCCAACATGTTGAGAAGTAAAATAATCTACTGATGTTGTAAGTGTTACAGAACCAGTTGTTCCAGATGGTGTAAGCGTTGTACTTGAATCTTGAAAATTATAGTATGGTTGAAATATTCTATTGCCATCTAAAGATTGATCAAAACTAAAATTTCGTAATTCAAATCTATTTAATGCTGTTCTTACAATCATCATAGGCGACCATGAATCATGGCATACAATCATAAAATCACCACGATGAGTATATGTAAATTGATTTAAAGTTGAGCTAGTCCACGGACAAGCAACATATTCAGAACCTATAACTGTTGATGTATGTGTAATATTAAAATCACCAGTTGGTGATATATCTGCTGTTGCATCTATAGCAATAGTAACTCCCTCAACTACAACAGGATTTCCAGTATTATTTGTAAATCTATAACGAACTCCTGCTCTTGAGTATCTTAATCTTATATCAACATCTTGATTTGTTGATATTGTAAATGTTCCGTTCCCAACAGTATTACCACCAGTTCCATATGGAATTGTTCCACCAGTTCCAAAACTTACTGTCGCTGTTCCAGAAGTACCTGTTATTGTTATTGTGCCATTTTCTTCTCTTCCTCTTCCACCAATACCTATTATTGAATCAATAGAGGTAGCTTTTGTAGTACTACCTGATTGTAAACGAAAAAGTTCTTGTATTTCTGTAGCTGTTGCGCTACGCACAAGTGTAAGCCCATTTACCCCACCAAAGTTTGTATATGTTGCATTACTACTTGGTACTGCTTGTGATACAGATACTTCTTCTACTGTTTGCGTATAATTTCTTATAGCAGTAACAGGGCCAATTTCTGTACCAACATTATCTTGTAATTTATCTGGATCAGAAAAAGCTTCTAACACACCATCAGTATCACCAAATCCTGCTGTCCATATTTCTTTTACATCATCTTCTCTAAATATAACTTCCCAGTTAGATGTAGACTGAGCAAATAGCTCAAAAGATTGACTTGGATTTAAAGATATTTCAGAGCCAGATATTTCTGGTTTAAGACAAATATCACTATTATTTGTAAACTTAATATTATATTTTGAAGTACCTGCATTCACACCAGATTTTATTTCAGTTACAGTTACATCAAGACCTGTTTTACCAACATCTGTTTCTGTTATACTGCCAGTATATGTTTCATCATATAAGAATACATTATTAGCCGCATAAAATACTTTGCTTGTATCTTGGTCAATACACATAAGATTTACACCACGCCTTATAGGCATTGTAGAACCTGCATTAAAAGTTGTTGGATATGCATGGTCAGGGTCTAATGTAATCTTATATTTTACAAGAGATGTAGTATTATCACCACTAGGACCTCTAGCTTTAGTGTTTGGTTGATTCATATATTGAAGTGTTGCTCTTATTCTTTCTAATTGAGAAACACCAAGACTATCACCAAAAGTATTATCTATTGCATCAAAGTCATTTGGTTCAACACGATATGGTGTAAATCCACCATCATCAAAAGCTATAATATATTGTTCATCATCAGAAAAAGCAAAAGGTTCAAGTCTTACATCCATATGAGATGTAGAAGAAGAAACACCTACATGTGGTATTGCATCATGCAACCATGTACCAGCACGTTTTTTTAAACCACCTTCAGGTCTTATGTAAAAATTTTCTACAGTCTCACCAGATTGAGCATATACCGCATTATCTGTTCTGCTTGAAAGAGAGGGATTTACTTCACCAAAAGAAAAATTATTTAAAGGTATTCGCACCCTTGCCATTAACTTCTCCTGTCAGTAATAAATCTCGATGTCACCAGTTTACGTGTTGTTTGTTGTTGTGAGTCTAATGTTTTAGCTTGCTGTGCCATAACGGCTGTTTGTGCATCAAACAATGATGCCATTTGCTCATCTCTTGCTAATGCAGTTGCAAGGATAGTTGCCATTCTATATTCAGCAAGCATTATAAAATAAGAAGGAAAGTTTGCTTCTGATACTCTGAATGCATAATCAGCAATCAAAGCATCTGCTGAATCTGTATCTGCATATACTTCATCTTCATATACGTTATATTCAATTGCTAAATCATTTACAGTAACAGCATGAAGCATTAAATAATCTGCTGGTAACTGATATTTTCTTGTATATCTACCAAGAGGTGTTCCAGATAAAAGATTTAGTTGAGCTTGTTTTGTTGCAAATCTCCATCGTGAAGATATAAGTAATGTGCGTATCATATCTTCATACATAGAATTTGATACACGACCCTCTTCACTATCTTCATCAAAAGATGAAATGGTATTTGCACCTACAAGAATTAATGCACGATTTGCTATATCTAATGAGGATGATGCGCTTGTTGGAGCCATATTATGTTAGAGAGATGTAAGTTGATACCTTGACATCTCCCTATCCCTAATTAGTCACCATCTGTCTCTGCAACAGCCGTACCATCACTTACATCGACAGTCGTACCATTGTTTGACAATACAGTAACAAAGTTTGTTGTTGGTGTGTTAGTGTCTTGAACAATTACCAAATCACGAACATTCATCATATTAACTGATTCACCAGTAAAATAACCAGCACTATTTACAGTTGCAATTGCGTCTGTTGTTTGATAAATCCAAAGATTTACACCACTAGCACCACCAATTCTATGAAGACCACTTGCTGAATAAGCCATTTAATCCTCCTATGTATTGTTATCTAAGACTTCATAGATACCATTGTTATCAATAACAACAGCACCCATTGACATCATAGAGGTTGCAAGATGTGATGCTTTCTGCGGAACATAGTTAAGTTCTGTAGAAACATCTGAGTTTACTCCTAAACCAACAGCAGAAGTATGATATGCCATACTCTTACCTGCGGCTACTGCGGCAGTTGAGAATATCTTAAATCCAAGAAATTCTTTCATAGTCATACCACCTGCAAATGGTAAGTTTTGCTCACCAACAAAATCTGATGATGCAAATTCTGTTATTGCAAATAAATCAGCATATCCTTTTGGATGCATTGCAAGATAACGACCACCATCTTCTGGAATGTTTGCAGTTCCAAAAGTCTCAAATAAAGTAAGTAAATCTGCTTTTTCAACAGCACTACTTGTGTTATGTATTTGAGTTGAGTTTGCACCTGCATCCATAGCAGTAATCAACAATTCATCTGTTTTACGTCCTAAAGCGGCGGCGGCAGATTGTGCTACTGCTTGACGCTCATCGATGTTTGTCTTTAATTCATCCAGCTTGTCTATATATTCAGCCGCATAAAAATCGGACATTGTTGCTTCCACAGTTGTATGTGCAAGTTCCATAGGGGTAACGTCACCATTGCGTGACTTAGTTGAAGCAGAACCAGTTCCTATTTTCTGAAAGCGTACAACGCTACCACGAACATTACCAACACTACGTACAGTATTTCTTAACTTAGAACCCATACGCTGATAAGCCATGTGAACTTCAGACTCGAACTGCTTAATAAAAGCGACATCTATTGTATTCGCCATTTTAAGCTCCTATTAAAAGTTTACATTTAACAGATTATCCACTTTTCGCTTCATCCAGTTATCCATTAGGGCTGTCAGCTACAGAGGGTCATACTATCTATTTGCCATTTATTTTAGAGAATGGCAACGTACAAAATGAAAACAATCATAATTATTTACATTTATTGGGGTATTTTTTACTGTAAACCCTAAAAATTTTAACCAATTTATTGTTTTTTTATTTTTAGCAGGAACAATATTCTCAAGCATATCATACTCTGTCATTAACCAATCAACAATTTGTTTGCTTGTTTTTGTTAATGATAACTGACATTTATATAATTCTTTACTTCCTAACATCCAAACTGTACCTGCATTTATATCTAAATCATTCTTAACATCTGCAACTCCAAACATAGCAACAGGTTCATCTTTAAATAATGCAGTAAACACATATCCGTCTTTTTCTTTTATAGGCTGATGTAATGCCATAAAAGGAGTAACTCTATGAATAAAACATTCATATAAATCTTCTTTTCGTAACTTATCTTGAAGATATTGGGCATGTTCATGTTGGGAGGAAATAATAGAAACATGCCCTTTTTTATGAAAACAGTTTTTAGTAGAGTTTGGAAAACCCATCATCAACCTGTTTTATAAAAGCTTTATCACGTTTTGCAGGATTCCAATATCGTTCATCTCTCATCATACTTTGCAAATCTTCAACTGTTACAGACTGCGCTGGTTGACTATTAGATGCCATAGAAGAATCTCCTACTTTATCCATTATAAATTCAAGAGCTTGTATTCCTTTAGCAGATTGCCCAAGTAAAAGTATTGCATCACCTAATTCTTCTGGAAAAAACTTATTAGCCCATAAGTCAACTGCTTCAATACGTGCATCCGCATTATCGCCAAGTTGTTGCTTTTCTTCTTCCAGATTAGGCTGAAAGCTATCTGCAAACTGTGCATACTTAGCAATACCAGATTCAAACTCTTCCTGACTATATCCATTTTCAAATGCATGATTAGCCCACCATTGAAATAGGTCATTATCATTTACTAAAGATTCATCTACTGTTTCTGGAATTTGATAATCACCAACAGTAGCAGGTCGTGATGACAATGCTTCTGTTTCTAGTTCTTGAAGTAGATTTGCTTTTATTTCTTCTTGGCTTGTGCCAAGTTTACTTTCAAGATTTGAATAAGAATTAACTAAATCTTCTGGTGTTTTAAATTTTTCTGGTAACCATTCTGGTCTTGAATCAGTAGGTGCTTCTGCTGGTGCTTCCACATTATCTACAACTTCATTCATTATTTTTTATCCTTTGTGCATGTTCAATTCGTTTTTCAATAATAGCAACAATAAATCGTTGCCCTTCTCTGTGACGTAGTTCGCCATCAGATGTATTTGGCCCTGATACTAAATCAAGAGTAACAGAACGCAAATAAGCTAATACTGCCTTACCAGATGGTGTATTAAATAAACTTTGAAAATTTTTAGAAATGATTTCATCATTTTCTTTACTGCGTGGAAAGCCATCAATTCCCAGATGTTGGGTCATTCATCATACCTTGTTGCTGTTGCATTGCCATTTGTTGTTGAGCCGCCATAATTATTTGTTGTCTTTGAGCATCATCCCTTATTAAAGAATCAGGCACACCAAACTTTTTGGCAAGATACACAGCAGTATCTTCAGATGAAACAAGTAAATTTAACAACTCTGGGCCAAATGTTTGCCCAACTAAACCTAAATAACGTGATACATTTGATATATCTTGATTGGCTTGTGCTTGTGCTAATGGAGATACAGAACGTATTTTAACCTCTCTTCCATTGATAGTAGGTATTTCTATACGCCCTTGTTTCTTTAATATATGTACAACTCGTTGTAATACAGGCTGTACCATTTCAGCTTGTAATCGTCCAAAGGCAGAGCCAATGCGTCTTGATAAGTCAGCCATACGTTCAGCTACTTCTGTTGCAGATGCAGGTGTTTTATTTGGATCGCCAAGCATATCATTGTATAATGCACGTTTAATATTATTTCTCATATCACCTAAAACAAGATTGGCAACATCAAAACTACCAGCAGGTCTTATTGGTTGTAATCCTTGTGAACCTTGAGCTTTAGGTATTATAGTTCCGGGAACAAGGTTTATCGTATCTGTGTTTATAACCCCATCATCATCCATTTGATAAATGCCTGAGATAGCCATCTGTGCATTTTCTAATACAAGCTCGATTGTCAGGTTGGTAGTTTTAATCGCACTTAATGCGTTAATTAAAGGGCCTCTTCCATAAATTTCACCTGCGGCTTTAGACCAGCGAAAACATACAAACGGATTAGAACCTGTTCCAGTAAATTGTTCTTGATGTATTAATTCTTGCTTCATTCTATCAATAACAAAGTAATCATATCTTTCTTCATTTTTTTGTTGATAGTTTCTGCAAACAACTTCTAGGATTTTTGCTTTTTCTTCTGGCGTTGATTCGACTGCTTTACGTACTTTTTCAAGTAAATCTGCCTTCGGGTATGCGATAGGTATGTCGACATATTTAAGTTCACGTTCCCTATAAACGTGGTCAATGTTATCATCAGGCCCAGTATCCAGCATAACAGATGGTAATGGGATTGCATTAAAACGGACTGGATTAATTGCGTTGCCCTCTTGAACAAGTAAGATGCCTGTGCCAACAGCCAAATCCATAAAGCTTTCATGTATTTCCTGACCAAAATTAGAGTTTTGAATAACTTCGAATACATATTCTGTAACCTCATCTAGCTGATTATTTACTGCATCTTGCTCTTCTTTTGGAACTTCTGAACCAGCAATAAAGTCAGCCCAACGAGCAAAGTTAGGAACAAGACCAGATTGCAAACGAGATGCAAACTCTTGTGTACCAACAACTGCTGTTTCATCAAATATCTTATCATCTCTTCTTTGACCTATTGCTTCTGTAAAAAAACTCTTACGCATAGGTAAAGCAAATTCATAACATTCTTCATATAAAGGCTCAAAATAAGAACGATGCGTTTTAGCACGTTCGTATTTTTGCAACATGTTTTCAGCTAATTTATCCATTATAATGTATCGCTATAATATCCAAGACCACCACGATTACTCGTTAATAAAGAACGTAATCCAGCACCACCACGCATCCTTCTTACTCTTTGCTCTAATGCTTCAGCTTTATTATCTGCAATCTTCCTACGTTCAGCCGCTTCTTGGTCTCTTCTCATTGCTTCAACATTTGGGTCGACTGCTGGTCTTGATGGCCCTCTTGACCTTGATAAACACATATTAAGCTCCTTTACATTCTAGCCCATAATCCTTGTCTACGCTTTCTAGGTTGTCTTGTAAAGACATCGTATTCTCTTTTTGCTTGAAAAGCACCCTTTGTTATATTCGTATTATGCATAACCTGTCTGCCTTCACCTGCTCCTAACATAAGATATTGCAAAGCATCATGTATATGAGAGTAATGATTTTTTTCTGGCTTGTCATCAAATCTTTCTCCAGAAACCTGCAACCTTCTATATTGATAACCACCTTCAAAACCTTTTATGATATTACGACATCTTGGGTCTATAAGAAGACCAGACTGCCCTTCTATCATTCTATTTAACGGAGACTGCACAGATTCAAGTCTTAAAGATACATCATTAGAAGGCGCAGGTCTAGCAACCAAACCAGCTCCACGCAAAATCTGAAATGGTGTAGATTCATCAGTTTGCGCACGGAAATCACCAGCAGGGTCACCAAATATAATAGCTTCACAAAAACTATATCGTGTTGCTAGTTCTTGTCTTAGTATTTCAGAAAACTTTACAATGCCCATATCAAAAGCAACTATTTCTTGTAAGATAAGCCATCTACCTCTTATCTTTTGTCCAAATACACAAGCAGGAGTAAGACCAAAATCAATACCAATATAAACAGGTATGGAGGCGGCAACGGGTATTTCTTCTTTGGCAACATGGACATCAGGTGCAAACATGGGATAAATGGGTTTGCCATCTTGAATACTCCCTAACTTATTCATTACATATACATCAATCCAGCTTTTTGTTTTGCCTTGTACAATGTTAGGATAATAATCTTCTCTCATGTTTGCTATGTTTTCAGCTTTAATATTTCGTATATATTCTAATACATTGCCTTCATTATCTTTCTTTTCTATCATTCCAGAAGGTTGTGTAAAGAACTGCCAGTTACTTGGCTTTACTAACATCTTTGCTTCTTCTTTTGCAATGTGGTCTGGAACTGGTACTTCACCTGACATAATAGGCCACCAATGGTCTTCTTCTGGTGCATTAGTATCACAGATTAAACCTGTCCAAGTACACCCACCATCTTTCATAGAAGGGAAACGACCTACACGCATAGAAGCCGCATCAATAATGCTCTTACTTACTTCTCTTGCTTCATTTATCCACACACCAGTTACCTCTAATGATAATAGTTTCTTTACATCTTCTGGCCTATCAAGAGCTAAAAATATAACTTCAACATCTAAATCATGTGTTTGTATCTTGTGTGTATAAGGAACAGACCAGTTGAACTTCCCCCAGACATGTTCTGGAAACCAATCAAGCCATGTTTTTATTGTGGTAGTTCTTAATTGTGGATTGGTATTACGTATGATTGCCCATCTTGAACGTCTTATTCCATCAGCATTTGGCTCTTGAGCTAATGCTCTTCTAAATATTTCAACACAACAAGCAACAGATTTACCACTTCCAACTGGGCCACGAATGCCACGAAAGAAACTATTATCTTTCATAAAATCTTTAATTATTTTTCCATCAGGTTTGTATTTAAAGTTTGTCACGATTGTCTATTCCAAACCTAATCATACGTTCTACAACCTCTGGCCCAATAGTATTAATAACTTTATCAGCTTCTGTATCAGTACAAAATTCTTCTGGATGGTGTATTAAATGTACCTTCTTAACAACCTGTCTTAGAATATCTCTATCTTCTTTTTTTAAAGAATGTAGAAAATAACTCATCGATATGCCTTTGTTTTCTTAGCTATATTTTTAGGTTGCTTGCTAAACTGCTTGCCTTTTCTTATTGCTTTGCGTTTGGCGGCAGTAGAGGCGGCATACTCTGAGGAGGATAGAGCTTTAATTGCCGCCTCTGGGAGATAGCGTTCACCTGTTGCTTTCGAGCCTTGAGTAGAAGGCTTGCCTGACTTGGTGCGCCATTTCTGTTTTGTCCAGTTTACTAATGAGCGTTGAGGAGCTTTCACGAAGTATATCCTCCTCCTGCTTTCTTGTAGGCTTTGGCAAGCATCTGCGCTTTACGAGCAGACCATTGACCACTAGCACCACCTTTGTTACCTGCTTTAATGCGTTGAAAGATTCTTCTTCTCATTGCAGGTTTAGTATAATTTCCAGCCGCATTAACTGCCATTTAAAGACCCATATTGTTTTTTTGCAGACTTTAATACATCACTTGTTGCACTTGATGGTATTTGTTTTAATAAACTTTGAGCTAATGTAACTGTGTTTGTTCCAGTTTTTCCATCTGTCATTGTGTGCTTAAATCCAAGTTCTTTTAATTTTTTTCTTAAAAGTTTAACTTCTTTTGTATAATGTTGTTGAGGTCTTGTTTCTTTTGTATCAGAAACTTCTGCAACAACAGACCTTGCAAGTTTCAATAAAGAAGCACGACTTGGTGGGTTTGGTGCTTTTTTATCTCTACCCATTTGACCTTTAGTATTCATTAGTATCCCCTAGAATATTTTCCAGCAGGTATTGGTTTTGCTGGTTTTTTCTTTTTAGCTTTAGATGGTGTACGTTTCTTTTGCATCATTTCATTTTCGCTTTCATAATTCTTTGTTGTAATGCTTTTGGAAGTGTCTTTTGCTTTGCAGTTAACATTGACTTCTTAGCCGCTTTCTTTTTTGCTGTTGGTCTTCCAACTTGTGAACCATAAGTTCCTTTTCCCATAGGCATATTAATCTCCCTTTCTTTGCTTTTTAAACCATTCAATCGCCATACGTTTTATTATTTTATTGTAATAATTTGGATCACCTGCAAACTCTGTAGTTCTATCTGCGGTAAATCCTGCAATGTCTTTAATTTTGCTTGCATCTCTTTCTGGCATCAAATCTATAAGACCAACCTTTGTTAGTTTAGGTTTTGCTTTAGGGTCACGCTTTTTAATTTCTTTTGTAACCCCTTCTTTTATCTTAAGAAGACTCGGAACTTTTTTCATTATACTGTCCTTTATCTACCAACTTTTTTCATAGCTTTTTTATGAGATGCAGAAAATGACATCCCAGACTTCATATCCTTAATCATAGAGTTCATATGTTTTTTTGTATGATGTTTTTTATGTTTTGCTAATGTTGAACGCTGTCGCTTAGTAAGTTCCATTATGCTCTAGCCTTTTTTGCTTTGTTTCGTTTTGTAATAGCTCTAGCCTTTGCTCTTGCATCAGCTTTACTACTTGCACCCCATGCACGTAAGCTTAAAAGTAATCGTGTAGGTCTTCCTTTAGAATCACGCTCTGGTCCATCATTACCAGCCATTCGAGCAAGGAAACTTGCTCTGCGAGGATTGTCTCCACTCTTTACTGGAGCTTTGAGTGTTCCTTGCTTATAAGACGCACGACCCTTTGCATTCAATCCACCTTTGGGATTCTTGCCTTCTTTTCTCTGCCATGCTGGTGTCTTTGCCATAACCAAACCTTACAGTAAAAAAATATATTTTAAAATACCTTTTGAAGAAAAATGCTAGTGAAGGTGGAGTCGAGTAGAACATAGACCGACTTTTGACCCCCACCCCACTATGTCAAGTCAATCTGCACAGTTATGTCTCCTGCGTGCATGTGCATGTGACGCTCGGGAGCTTTGAATCCTGCGCGGTCTAGGATATCCTTACTTGCTTCTAGCTGAACGTACTCCGACTTAGCTCCACGAGCAAGTTGCACAAGCTTCGCAGAGGCTAACGTAGCAGATACACCCATTGTCTCAGCTATCCTCTGCATCATGTACGATTGCACATGTGGCAACCGCAAAGTCTTACTGGCTGTCACTCTCCCTGCTTCACCAGAAGCATAACCTGCAAGACCAGCGGCTTCAGTCACGCTACATCCATTTGCTACGAGTGTATCAACAAGCCGCGTCTGTCTTGCGGTTAATTGCTTCGTTGCCACGTTACTCATACAATACCCTTTCTCAACCCCCCCTTGTGTTCCCCCCCTTTTGTGAACCAGAAGATAACACCTTGTCAAGTCACAATTCTGAATTGTGTTTCACAATTCCACTAGCATTCTATTTTGTAAGAATCCACAAGCAGGCCGAACCTGTGCAACAGGGAGGGAATGATGAACATCTGTTCATCCGTGGCTGTTGTGGATTCTCATGTCGTGTCATTGCTTCGCCAAGCAATGCCGACACAAGAGGCAAAATAGTATGCAAGTGGGTGACGTATAGCATCACTATGTGTGTTGCACCCTAAGTTGCCAGAATAGGCCGTTGCGACAATCTGGACGGAAACTATGACAAGACACTACCAAGCTTTGCTTGGTCAGCGTGTCACCTGTCATAGTTTCAATTCGTCAGATTGACGGACGTTTCGATTCTGGCAAGCGCAAGTCTGCGCGATAGTGCTGACTTAAGCAAATGACAAGCAAACCCATCGAGGGATTGCTTGTCATGTATCAACATACACACACACCAAGTGCAATCGTATCACACCCCTGACCAAGCACAGCTTGATCAGGGGCGTGCCAGAGTGTGCAGGTTCGTCAAGAGTGCAAGAAAGTTTCGACAAGGCTTTGCCTTGCGATACCAAAACTTTCTTGTTCCCTGCGGCATCAGCGGTACGCTGACTTCGCTCTTGACTAACCTATCGCCCACTATGGCTCAGAATACGATGCTTGCACATGGTGTGTGGGCATATTGTAAACACTCATTAGAAATACAAGGAGTTATATTATGAGTAAGAAAACTGTAAAAACTACAAACTTAGAAGATACAATTGACCACTTAGTAGATGGTTGCGACTTGCTGATGCTGGATGAGCCAGAGGCTCACCAGAATCCAGTATCTGGGGAAGAGAACCCCAAATACCAAGCATCAGCAATCTTCCTCTTCGGTGGACGTGCGCGGAAAAGCGCACGCGAGGTAATCAAGAAGCAAGATTACCTCGACACCTTGGAGGCCAAGATAGCCTCCGAAGAGGAAAACAATGGTCCAGAGTCAAGCAAGCTGATTGGCTTACGTAAAGGCTTACGCAAAGCGGAAGCCGAGTTAGCCACAGCCAAGTGGCTCTGGACTGTAGATGTCAGTCTCTTCAACGTCATGGTAGACCACATGGCTTGGAACGATGGCAAGGTGACAGAAGACCTTGGCGTAGATTGGTATTCCATGCAATGCGACAAAATCATGGAGCGCAAGGTCTTGTCACCTCAAGCTCCAACATCAGACGAGATTGCCCAACGCATGGCAGAACGTAAAGCCAGAATCAAGAACAATATCGTACAAATGCACTAACCTCCCAGTAGTCCCTGTGCCTTCGGCACAGGGACTATTTTTTTGTGCTTGTACAGATACAAGTTCTATGTCATACTGCATACATGCAGTACTAACGAAAGGCAGACAAAATGTTTGAAATCTTCAAAGGTACGTCACGAACTGAATTCATTTCTGAACTTGTGGCAACAATTTTGTTTTTTGGCACGATAACTTTTGTTGTCTGGTCAATTCTAATCATTTTTAGTTAATAAAGGAGAACCAAATGAACGACATGACTAAAACAAAAGACTATGCATTCCCAGTTGCAATGAAACATATACGTGCTGGTGATATTAATATCCCTAGCACTATGGCAAGAGCATTAGTACGAACTGATACTGGTGAACCTCTTGGTGTACATGGATCAAAGTATGAATATATTCTGCATGATGACGTTGTGAATAGTATGCTAGATGCTGTCAATCAATCTGACATATCAAAAGATTACACAACTGATATCAAAACATTTGACAACGGTGCAAAGATGTTCGGCAAGATTATATTCGATGACCTTACAGTTGAGCCTGTTGTTGGCGACCATGTACGATTTGAAATACTATTCTACAATTCATATGATGGTAGCTGGGCTTTCTTACAGGAATCTAAAGGCAGAAGAAGAGTTTGTATGAATGGTATGACAACAGCAGATACCATTACTAAAACAAAATACAAACATACCAGAGGTAATGCATTAGGTATAAATTTATCTCATGCAACTGGACTAATGAAACTAGGTCTTACTGCATTCTTTGACGAAAGTAGGTTATGGAAACGATGGACAGACCATAGAGTTGATAACGAAGATGCATATGAGTTCATCAAAAGATTTTCATATACAGGTACAGACCTAAACGGAAATGATAAGTACAATCAGAAAAAACATGATGAACTTATTGGACACTGGTATCGTTATTCAATCAGCCTTGGTAAAACCAAGTGGGCTTTATACAATGCCTTCACACATTGGGTAACACACAACGATAATATTGTGACAACGCTTAACAAAGAAAGAGACTTTGCCAAAGCATTGTCACGCACAGATTGGGTTACAATAGGAGGATAACCCATAAAACAATACCCCAAGCAATCACGCTTGGGGTATCATTATCACATCATGACCTCACAAAGGAGAACTATAATGACTAATACTAAAACATTTTTACCACTATTTCAAGATGCATATTCTGCAATGAATAAATTAGCTAAACAAGCTGAGAAAGAAGATTCAAGCTTCAGATTCAAAATCAATGCGGCTCTAGGTTCAATGAAAGATATTCAGAAAACAATAGATGAATGCATTGGGATGGATATCGAAAATGATTATCCATATGTTGTACGAAAAAATTAGGAGAAAAACTGATGCCATTATTTCAACGCAAACATTATGAGTTTCTTGCAGAAGAATTTATGCCACACGTAAGTTGGGCTGATAAAGTACATGTGATTGCAAAAAAACTTCAAGAAGATAACCCTAAATTTGATTACAATCGGTTTGTATCTAAAGCAACACAAGCATGGGAAGAATCAAACAACAAAGAACCAGAGATTGATGATGAAATACCACACCTCAGAGTATCTTGACGTATTATTCGTATGTCAAGATTGTGAAATGGAAACATTTGAATCACAACTTTGTGAACCATGTGAGGGCTACGGCACAGTATGTGCCTGTGGCTCTGACAACTTAAAACAAAAGGAGAACTATGATGAATAGTAACGATACACCAGCCTACGCTCGAACTACTGACCCAGAAACAAGCAAAGAGTCTGCAAAGAAAGTTAAGACCTCTAAACTACTTGAACGTGTATACAATGTTATTGCAAGCTTTGGACGCAGAGGATGTATATCAGATGATGTTATACAAATACTCGCTGTTGAAGGTAATGTGAGCTTTCATAGTATAACACCCAGATACAAACCTCTTGAAGAAGCAGGAAAAATAATTAGAGATGGTAACAAACGAAAAGGTAGGTCTGGAACAGAGCAATTGATTATGATTGCAGATGTACACTATCCTGCTGATAAGTATCAGGTATTAGAAGCAGGATATCGACCAAAAATTAATTAAATTATTTTTATCCCATTACGTCAATTATACTGACAAGTGATGATATACTAATAGTATGAAGTGGTTCAATAAGACTCTGCTATAAAAATGAATCATTTCATATTAGCGGTAGCCATGTTTTTTCCTTTCGTTTGGCTACCGCTTCTTAAAATATGGAGAACTAAATGATTACAATACAAACTGATAACTTAAAAAAAACACTAGAATGGATAGAGAGTTGTCCTTTCCATTATACTATTTCATCTATGCAAGGTGGATTCATTCATCTCAAAATACAAATACCACACACATCATTAGCTGAAATTGACAAAGAAATGTATGCAAACAAAATGACAGTTGACAGTACTGCATAGTTGCATCATATTAGATGAATGAATAGTTACATGAAGATATTAGAAAAGAAATCAGCAGACGCAAATGTCTACCTCAAAAAGGCATTTGTGTCTGCTGGTGTAAGAGACTCTACCTATTATCGTGCAAAGCATGGTAAAGATTTACGATACGAAACAGCACAGAAAGTTGAGAAAGAAATTGAAAGACTTTCAAAACTTAGTACGTGAACTCGTTTACTATCGTAAGGAGATGAACCTTACACAAGAAGAGTTAGCAGATAAGATTGGCGTTGCTAACTCTCTCATTAGCAAATGGGAGAACTTCGATAGATTGCCATCACCATTTATGTTTTGTTGTTGGGTAGATTCACTTGGCCTTGAGATCCAAATCAATAAGAAAGAGATTACAAAACCACCAAGGAGTTCCGTATCCCTGTGATGCGTGTGGATACGTAACTCATTGGTATGTTTGTATTATAGCTACAATCGAGCCACCAACACATTATACAATATGTGCAAACTGTTATGAGAGAGACATATGGCAGGAAAAAATCGCAGAAAAGGAGACTATCACGAAAGGCAAATCACAAAATGGCTACAAGAAATCGGCATCAAAGCGAAAAGACAACCGCTTTCTGGATCGTTGGGAGGAGAATATAGCGGAGATATCGTCATCAACATCGGAAAAAATAGATTGGTGGCAGAAGTAAAGTATAGAGATAAGTCAAACTTTCCTAATCCATTTACTGTAATACGTGATATGCTTATCTATAAACGTAAAGTTGGCACACCAAAAACAATCATAATGTTTGATGGTGATGTGTTTGAAAAAGTAATTATACCATTGATAAAGGAGAACCAAAATGGAAACAAAAAAAGAACTCACAACAATCGAGACTGAATCTGTTCGCAGATTACTAGCTGTCAACGATCCAAATCAAGTTGACATAAACTTAGTTGCAAAGATTCGAGAGATACCAAACGTCAAGCTAGAGTTCAAAACAAAAGAAAAGTTTGGGCCACATGGATATGAAGAGATATTTCAGGGATTTGATATTGAAATACCTAACAAGGCTACCGCTATAAAAATTGTAGAGATGGTAAAATTATCCATGTTACCTTTGCCAGTAAATCAGATTGAAGCACAGTTAGATTTACTTGCTAATCTTGTTGTCAAACCAGCAGGTATCAACGACCAACAGTATTCTAAGAAAAGAAAAGCAATGGCTCTTCAACTATCAGTTTTCCCTGCTGATATTGTAGCTACAGCTATAGCTAGAGTTGCAGAGACATGCACATTCTTTCCTGCATACAAAGAATTTTGTGACCATATACTTTGGAGAATCAAACTAAGAACCAGATTGTTCGATGCTTTGACTTCTAAAATGGTTGACTTTACTGCGTAGTAGCAGTAATATTATACTATCAAAAAGGAGAACCAAATGAATAGAAAAGGATTTATTGGCGGTTCAGATATGAACGTCATTATGAATAAAGACTGGCATGAACTTTGGCTAGTCAAGACTGGTAAAAAAGAACCAGAAGATTTATCTAATAATCTTGCAGTACAACTAGGCTCATACACAGAACAGTTTAATGTTGATTGGTTTAAGAAAAACCACCCAATGTTAATTAATGTTGTAAATCAACAAGAAGAGTTCAAAATGCTATGGCAAGACATACCACTCAAAGGTACTGTCGATGCCATAGTAAAACCAGACCATGCTATCTTAGAATGCAAACATACAAATGAATACTCAACTATGGAAAGTTGTTTGCGTCAGTATATGCCACAAATACAATTTTATATGTGGTTGGCACAATCAAATGCATGTTACTTGTCAGTTATATTTGGTAACAAAAAGTGGGAATGTGTTCATGTATCATTTGATGAAGATTATTTGAAAGTAATGCAACAAAAACTAAAACGGTTTTGGCTATGCGTAACAACATCTTCAACGCCATATCAAACACCATTACCTGTATCAATAGACACAATACCTGTAGATAATATGGTTAGAAGAGATGCAACAGGAGACAATGAATTTATATCCGCATGTCACGACTATATTCAATATCAAGAAGGAGCAGAAGCATTTAATAGTGCTAAGTCTTACTTGAAAGAAATGGTAGGAGACAATGAACGAGAAGTATATTGTGACCTACTATCAATCAAGCGTGATAAGCGTGGCTCATTACGCATTACAACAAAACAAACATAGGAGAACCTTATGACTACTAAAAAACAAACACCAAAAACAAATAACAATTCGCTTAACAATGCATTGCTACACTTTCAAAAGCTTGCTGTATCTGCAAAGAAAGATAGCAAAAATCCACACTTCAAGTCCAACTATGCAAGCCTAGAAGCAGTTATCGAAGCCGCATCAAAAGCACAAGAGTTTGGTATATGCTTTACACAAGAGATTGATTTTGAGTGGCATGAAGGCAATGGTATTACTTTTGTACGCACAACACTTATACATGTACCATCTGGTGATAGTCGTTCATCAAGAGTATTGATACGATCAAAAGACCCAACAGACCCACAGAAAATGGGTAGCGGTATTACCTATGCCAAACGATATGGTCTTCAATCAATGCTAGGTCTGCCATCAGAAGATGATGATGGTAATGAAGCATCAAAGCCATCACCAAAAGTACAAACATTAGCTGAAGCATTAGGCCCAACTCATGTTGGTGAAGATGGAACTTGGTAATGCTTACTTTACTTAGAGAGATTCTTACAGAACTCAAAAGAATAAATTATAATATTGAAAAACTTATGGAGAAAAAAAATAATGAACAATGAATTTGATAATACAAATCGTGGTAGCGTACATCCACCTTTCCCAGAACAAAAATTTATTTTGCAAGGCAATCTAAATGTAGATGGCGATAATGAAAACATTGCTCTAATTGCAGGACAATTAAAAGATGGAAGAAAAGTTATACACGTATATCACAAAGTAGGTATCATGTATGAAAACCAAAAAGAAGAAGGCTCAACCAAACCAGACTATGGTGGAACAATAGAAGCAAGCGAAATTATAAAACCAAAAAGAATTGCTGGTTGGAAAAAAATAAAACAAGATGATAATGGTAACACAAAAGCTTGGATGTCTTTACAACTCGAACAACAACAACCTCAAATACAAGAACCACAATCTGAAATAGATATTGAAGACATTCCTTTCTAATATACCTATGGAAGAAGTGGTTCTCCAACATAGGTAGGAGGGCAGAGTTTAGGCGTCTCTGCCCTTTTTTATTTATGTTTCACGTGAAACATTGGAGATAAATATGACAATAGATGAATTAAAACAACAACTTAAAGAACTAAATGAAAGAACTTTACACATTCCTGTCAAAGCACCATCAAGACAAGATAGAGCAAAGACCAGAGCAAGAGGAAACTTTGAAGGAAATAATCTTAATAATTTAAATAACAGGAGAACCAAATGAAAATAGTAGATTACACACCAGAAAAAACCAGAGGCAAATGGAACTTTATACCAAGCTTGCCATTTAATAAGTCATTATTATTTGAAACAGAACGTGAATGTGATAATGCTCGAAGAGCTATTACATGGCATGGATTTAAAACTGCTCAAAGAAAAACTTCTAAAGGTTGGTATATATGGAAGATACAAACCTAATCATGCAATCCTTCTCTGTATCCATTTGCTTTACTTAATGTAAGAACTTCCTTACGATTACCAAATTCTTTGTAACTACAATGAACCCAACCAGTATTACCACCAGTATAATATTCTAATATAAGCTGGTCAAAATCAAGGTTAGATACAATCCATTGAGCAAGCTCCATATTAGATACATTAGGAACTTCAAAGTCAGCCGCTTCACCTTTTGCGTGCTGACTTTTTTCTGAGCTTCCTATTGCTAAACATAACTCAACACTACGATACCCACTACTAGGCGTATAAGGCTTACCAAAATGATTACGAACAGGTTGTAGTATGTTCATAGCTAAATGACCTAAAGCCGCTATATGGTCTGCATTTGGATTATTATCAATACCTTTACGAATAGCTGTTTGACTTTTGGTAAGTTCTTCTAAAGAAAAATTTTCTGAAAGCATCATTCTTTTGGTTTCCTTTTTATTGATTCAGCTAGGCCTCCACCAAAATAAAAGCCAATAATTAATAACATTATCTCTCCAATGTAAAAATCATCAAGAACTGTTTTAATTGTAAATGTATTGCCAATTCCAAATAAAGTCATTCC